TGGAGCTGCTGACGGGCCAGGCCTGGAGGGCGTGGGATGGTACGACCTGGCGCACGTACCGACAGCGGAGGCCGACCCTCCCCTCCACGGCTTCGTCGCATCCGAGCCGGGGAGCCTCACCATCGCCTGGGGGGACGGCGGGGCCGGCAAGGGCACGTTCGCAGCCTGGCTCTCCAGCGAGGTCATCGCTGAGGGCGGCCATGTCGGCATCATCGACGCAGAAGGACACCCCAGAGAATGGGCCAGGAGACTGACCGGCCTGCTGGGCCGGCAGCTGCGGCCCGCTGAGGCCCACATCTGGCACCCCGAGAGCGGCCTGGTGGAGCTGGAGGACAGCCGGGGCCTGGTGGACCTGCTGGTGGTGGACAGCGCGGGCTACTTCACCGGGGACGGCAGCCATCACGACGAGTGGGCCAGGTCAGCGACCTGGATGCAGCAGCAGGCCAGGGCCGCAGGGGTGCCCATGCTGGTGCTGGCCCACAGCCCCAACGGCCAGGACCGCATCTACGGCAGCCGCTACTGGCACAACGCGGCCAGGGTGTCGCTGCAGCTCAAGCAGGAGCAGGAGCTGGTGACCATCACCTGTCACAAGGCCACCGACCAGCCAGGCCTGCGGAAGGGCCAGGAGTGGACGGCCACGGCTGTCTACCAGGGCACCGTGCCGGTCAGCTACAGCGTGGCCCCCAAGGGCCAGCTGATGACCCCCCTGCAGGTCGGGGAGGAGCTGCTACGGCAGGGCTGGCTGTCGCTGCAGCAGCTGGCCCTGCGGGCCGGCGGCAGCGTCACCAGCTGGCGGCGCTGGGTGGTGGAGCTGGGCTGTCTGCAGCGGCCCATCGCAGCCCAGGCCGGGGCCGGCAGGCCCACCCTGGAGTACACCCTGGCAGGGGCCTCCTGATGCCTCAGCCGAATAAACTCCAAACCTCCCCCTACTACGTAGGGGGGGGGAAGCGTGGAGCTTCATGCGTGGCCGCCAGGGCTGGGCTGTCAGGGCCAGCCAGCCCTGTGCGTGGCACGCTGCCGATGGCCCCGACTTCGGGAACGGGGGGCCTCCACAAGACCGCAGCCCTCGCGTCCGTTGGACCTAGTGGAGCCGCAGCGTGACCGCAGCTAGCCGCAAGCCGGCCGGGGATGACCCCAGGCCGGCGCAGCCGGCCGTGACCCCCCGCAGCCTGGTCAACCGCAGCCGCACCACCCAGGGGGTCAGGGCCAAGCTGTCACCCCTGCCCTCCGGGGAGCCGATGCCCTGGGACCGCTGGGCCAGGCTGCCCAGGTCGGCCTTCGCGGTCCGCTGGGTGGAGGCTTACCTGCGCGTCACCGAGGGCTACGGCCTGGGCCAGCCGGTCCGGCTCCACGCCTTCCAGCGGCGCATCCTGCGAGATGTCCTGGACCCCCAGGATGGCTCCACCAAGCCGCCCACCCAGGTCGTGGTGTCCATGCCCAGGGGCAACGGCAAGACAGCCCTCCTGGCCTACCTGGCCGCCCACCACGCGGCCACCACCCCCGGCGGCCGGGTCATCATCGTGGCCACCAAAGAGGAGCAGGCCCTGGTGGCCTGGCAGCAGGCCTACGATGCCCTGGCCCTCCACCCCGAGCTGGCCGGCCAGCTGGTGCTTCACGGCACGGCCCGCGCCCACCGCTTCGACTTCCTGGCCACCGGGGCCAGCGTGACGGCCCTCCCCTCCACCGTCCGTGGCCTCCAGGGCCGGCGGCCCAGCCTGGCCCTGATAGATGAGGTCGGCTTCGTGGACGATGGTGTCTGGTCGGCCCTGGCCCTGGGCCTGGGCAAGCACCCCGACAGCCAGCTGGTGGGCATGGGGACCCCCGGCTTCGACCGGGGGCAGATGTGGCGGCTTCGCAGCGCGGCCCTCAGCCCTGACCCCCCCAAGGGCCTGGTGTACCACGAGGTCGCAGCTCCCCCAGGCTCCGAGAGCGACCCCTACGACCACCGGACCATCCGGGCCGCCAACCCAGCCGTCCGGGCCGGCTTCCTGGACGTGGAGGCCATCCGCTCCAACGCCCTGACCGAGAGCCGCGCCGACTTCCTGACCTTCCGGCTGGGCCTGTGGGCCAGCCGGGAGGAGAGCTGGGTCAAGGCCGAGGACTGGGACCTGCTGGCCGTGGAGGAGGAGCTGCCCCCTGACGGCAGCAGCGTGGCCCTGGGCTTCGATGGCTCCGTGGGAGGCCCTGGCCGGGACACCACGGCCCTGGTCCTGGCACGGGGCATGAACGTGTGGGTCCTGGGCTACTGGGCAGCTCCAGCCCACGCGGCCAAGGGCTGGCGCGTGCCCCGCCGGGAGGTCATCGACGCCATCGACCGGGCCATGACCCGCTGGCAGGCCACCCTCTACGCCGACCCCTGGCATTGGCGGCAGGAGCTGGAGGAGCTGGCCGACCGCTACCCCGAGCGGGTCCAGGAGCAGAACACCGGGGCCAGGGGCCGCTTCGGCCCGATGGTGGACCGCTTCGCTACCAGCGTCCGGCTGGGGGAGCTGGTCCACGATGGCCACGACGCCCTCCGGGACCATGTACTGGGGGCCGTGGCCGAGCCGAGCGCGATGGGCACCCTCATCCGCAAGGACGCCAGGCTGATACACCGGCCCAACATCGACCTGGCCGTGGCCGCGGTCCTGGCCCACAACTTCGGCAGCCAGGACACCGACCCAGGGGTGTGGGTCCTGTGACCACGACCTGCACCCGCTGCGGCCGCGTCCTGCAGCCAGGCCGGCGCTGCTGGCGGCACGGCACCACCCCCCGCCGGCTCCGCAGCTCCAAGGCCTGGCAGCAGCTGCGGGCCGCCACCGTGGCCGCCGGCCGCTGCAGCAGCTGCGGCCTGGTGACCACCCAGCTGGAGGCCGACCACATCCGGCCAGTCTCCACGCACCCCCAGCTGGCCCTGGACCCGGCCAACGTCCGGCCGATGTGCCGTAGATGCCACCAGGAGCGCCTACAACGGCCCTACAGCGGCCGCTGACCCCCGGAGCAGTCTCCACCACCACTAGCGGCCCTGTCGGGCCTCCTGGCTTCGGAAATCGGCCTCCTGGCGCAGCCAGGGCTTGCGTGCCCCCCAGGGGTCGGCTCTACCATCCGCTCATGGACCTGTGGCGCAGCATCTTCGGCCAGGGCTGGAGCATCCCCCAGGCCGAGCCGGTCCACCAGCGCGGCAGCCTGGAGGACAGCATCGCGGCCGCCATCGCGGCGCGGGCCTCCACGTTCAGCCTGGCCGAGGCCCTGGCCCTGCCGGCCATCGGCCGAGCCGTCGAGCTGCTGACCAGCCTGGGGGCCGGCTTCGCGGCCCTGGAGTACACGGCCGGGGTGGCCAGCGAGTACCAGCCGCGCATCATCCGCCGGCCGGACCCCTTCCGCAGCCGCCAGGAGTGGCAGGCCCAGGTCCTGTGGGAGCTGGTCACCGAGGGGGAGGCCTTCCTGCGGCTGGGCAGCTGGCTGGAGGGCTACCCAGGCCACGCCATCGTCCTGCCCCACGATGAGGTCCAGGTCAGCTGGGACGACCGGCGCTTCCTGCCCACGTACAGCTGGCGCGGAGAGGAGCTGGTCCACGGCCGGGACATCTACCACGTCGCCATCAACCGGCGGGCCGGACAGCTCCACGGCAGCAGCGTCCTGCGGCGCAGCCTGCACTACCTGGGCATCCTGGCCGCAGCCGAGGAGTTCGCGGCCTCCAGCTTCGGCAGCGGTGGCGTGCCCAGCACGGTGCTCAAGGTCGCCACCAAGATGACTAAGGCCGAGGCCCAGGCCCTGCGGACGCAATGGGCCGAGAGCCGGCGGGACGCCACCCTGGGTGGTGAGCCGGCCGTGGCCGGCTACGGCATCGACCCCATCTTCCCCGACGTGGACCCGCAGCGGATGCAGCTGACCGAGGCCCGCAGCCAGGGGGCCACCACGGTGGCCCGCATGATGGGCGTGCCGGGTCCGCTCCTGCTGGCCGAGACATCCGGCAGCAGCGTCAACTATTCCAACGTGGACGCCATCGCTGACCAGGTGGTCAAGCTGACCATCCTGCCCCTGTACCTGGCCCCGGTGGAGAGCGCCCTATCCGACCTGGTACCCCGCACCAAGGCCGTGCGCTACGCCCTCAGCGAGCTGACTAGGGCCGATGTCAGCACCCGCTTCGCGGTGTACGCCCAGGCCATCACGTCCGGCATCCTGACGGCCCCGGAGGCCCGCGCGTTCGAGGGCTGGCCGGCGGCCGGCCCTGCGGCCGCGCAGCTCTATGAGCCGGTGCCCAGCCTGGCCCAGGACGGCAGCCTGGTGGAGGTCCCCGCATGACCGACGAGTACACCCGTGACGCGCAGCTCCTCCTCCTCTCTGACCAGGAGCGGGCGGCCCTCCCCGAGGACGGCCGCACGCTGCTGGTCAGGCTCCTGAGCTGGGGGGAGGTCGCCAACACCCCGCAGGGCCTGGAGGCCTTCGCTCGCGGGGCCTTCGCTGACAGCGACCCGGCCACCGTCCTGGTGGAGAGCCAGGCCCACGGTGGGGCCATCGTGGGCCGGGGTCAGGCCCTCATGGACGATGGCCAGGGGCCGGTCCTGCAGGCCCGCATCAGCGACACGACCGCGGGCCGGGACCTGCTGACCCTGTACCACGATGGGGTCCTGACCAGGGCCTCCGTGGTGTTCAAGCCAGAGCGCAGCCGCCACCGCAGCGATGGGGTGGTGGAGCGCGTCAAGGCCAGCCTTCGCAAGGTGGCCATCCTGCCGGCCGGGGCCTACCCGTCGGCACAGGTACTAGAAGCACGGGGAGACACCGACATGACCGACCTGGCCACCGAGGCCACCGTCCAGGCCCCCGCGGCCGAGCCGGTGGACCTGTC